AGTCATCTTTAATTGATGTTTTTTTAAAATTCTAATGGCAATAACGGATTGTTTTTCCGTTAGGCCATTGCCACTGACTATTTGGGAAACAATACTCGATATAAATGTTTTTTCCCAGTCTTTGGCAAAATTATACATGTCTAAAGAAACAACAAGATCTTCGATGTTCATATTATAAACTGATATCTTCCAGTCCGGCTACTCTTAATTTAATGATATTGCTTAATTGCCATTGTTTGATGTCAAGTGCTTTAATAATACCAAGCCATTGGTTACGAAGCATAGCAAATTCATTGATAATTTTTTCCATATCAACTACATCTGCTTCGCCTTCGACATATTTTTCACAATCGCGACTACTTAAGGAACGTTGATAGTTTTCTAAATATTTTTTAAATGCTTTAGATTTAATTCTTCGAAGTTCAATATTGAGATATTCTAAAATAGCCTCAATTTCTTGTAACTGATTGAATCTTTGTTCAACAATGCCAGGCAAGGCTGCTGATGATCGTTCAACGTTTCCGTGTACTTTGATCTCAGTCCTTGCTTGGTCTAACTCGTTGTAAAAATGATCTAAACAATTAGGAAGATGTTCTATGTCTTTACTGACTTTAGAATACCAACTCATTGTCAGTCCTCATCTTCTTCGTATGAGTCCCAATCATCTTCGTCTTCTTCATCTTCTTGATCTTGATCAATAATTAATTCAATGGCTTCGTCAAGACTTGTGTCGTATCCAACAAGAGATTGTAACACACTGTTGTCTACATCCTTACCTAACAAGAATTCAACAAAATGATTTGCCGCTGTGTCCTTGTTTTTGTCAGAAATGTACTCTTTAAAAACGTCCCAAATTTCAATGATTAGATCTTCTTCCATTATACTTCCTCTGTTTCTTCTACAGGTGGTGGTAATGTCACAGAACTTTCGTCCCACTCTTTCATAATAATATGTAGTTTGTCTTCAGTCCAATTTTTACGGAATTCTGCTACAATTTCGCCAGATTCTTTGCTGGTATATGCCAGTTTGTTTCCTACTTTAGATAATACACCCATTTTCTCAAACATGTCAACCAATCCCGATGTTGGTGCCATGCCTGTTGTGTATGGAATCTTGACCTGTACACTTTCAAACGGTTTAGCATACCTGGTTTTCATGATTTTACAGGCAGATCTAATGCCTAACACATCACTGACTTTATTGCCATCCTCATCTTCTTTGAGTTTGAGTTTTTTCATAGCAACTACAATACTTGAAGCATAGATAAAGCCTTGTCCACCTGATATTTTATCATCTGGATCAAACATATCCTGGCTTGCGTATGTATGATTAGTACAAACCATGCCAACATTGTAGGTTCCGAACATATTAACACAGTTACGAACAAGACTTGTAAGTGCCTTAGGTTTGCGTCCTAAGTCACCCTTCATTTCGCCTGCTTCAAACTGATTAATGTCAGTAGGAGTCAACAACATACCTAGACTATCAATGACAAATAGTACTTTTGGACGTTCTGTGGCATCCATTACCTTGTACTCTTTCATAAATTCTGATATAGTTTTGGCTACATCATCAATCATGGCCATATTAAGTTTGAGTAGCTTATCTTCACTAGTATCAACACCTAGTGCTTCTAACCATGCCTGATCTAGCGCATTTTCTGAGTCAATTAAGACCACATAAATGCCCTGTTCTTGTGCATTTTTAATAATATTTCCAGAACAGATGTAAGATTTACCTGCTCCAGACTCTCCAGCAAATACTGTAACTTTACCAAGGGGGACTCCCTTAAAAAAGTCCCCCGAGATAAGATAGTTAAGAGCATAATTGCCGGTACTGATCCAATCTGTAGGATCATTAAAACCGATTCCGAGTCCATCAATACTTTTAGTGATAGATTTACGGAACTTTGATATATCAAAGCTCTTTGCCATTGTCTATCTCCTTATTGTGCCTGGCGGCTACGGATCATTTTTAAAATATCTGCGGCGCGATCGCTAGCATTGCCACCTGCGGCTTCTGCTTTTGGTGCAGGAGTTGATGCAGTATCTGCTTCAAATGGAGTATCTTCTTCATCAACAGGATCTGCGGCCTTTGGTGCTACTTTTGGTGCGGCACTAGTTGTTGAACCAGTGGCTTGTCCACTACCACCCATGCCTGCTGGCTTGAAGTATTGACCCCAACGATCCATATCAAATGCTTCGCCATCTACTGATGCTTCAAACATTTCTTTGATAATTTTAACTTCAACTTCTGTGGGTTTCTTGGGTAAGAATTCGCTCAAGTTGAACAATCCATATTGTTCAATAGCCGCATTTTCTGCTTCACTTAGCGCACGTTCTCTACGAGCCCAATTTGATGTAGAATAATCAGCATAACCGCCCTTGGATGTTTTAACAATTTTAAAATCCAAGCCACGAACGTAGTCTGTTGGCAATTCTTCGATCTCTGAATCCATTAACGCATTCTTAATAATGTTATGGATCTGGCTACCAATGATAAATCTACGAATTGGATTCTCTGGTGTTTTGTCTTCTTGGTATTTGCTGTCAACAACAAAACCTTGATACAGGTATGATTTCTTTTTCCAATACTTACGACCCATATCTTCCAATGATTTGTCTTTAAACCATGGACGTACTTCAGAAAGTACTGGACATGTCTCGCCCCACATTTCCATACAAGGAACTTGTACGATAACTGGTTTAGAATTTGTTTCACCTTTAACTCCGGCGAATGGCAATTTGATCATTGCTCGTTCAATCCAGAAAAATGTGTTGTTTGCGTCCCCGTCTGGTAAGAATCTTACAGTGGCTGTCTGGCCTTCTGCGATATTCCAATGGGGGTAAATTGCGTTGTCACCTGTGGTGATAGTTTGTTGACTAGAAGCTTGAAGCTTCGCTCTAATTTCTGCTAGCGTGGCCATAATGTTCTCCTTAATAGTTTATGCCTTTGTTTTGCCATTTCTTTAAAGCCAACTGACTAAAAAGAAAAAGTGCATACATGTTATTGTACGCACTTCTATTTATCTCTACAAGAGATATTTGATTTATTTTTGTATTATTTTGCCAAACCGGCCAATTTCATAATATCTTCAAATGCTGTATTTTCGGCTGGCATAATGTTACGATTAAAGTCTGTACCACCATTGCCACGGTCGCCGATACCTTCTACTTTGGATTTAATATTGCCTACTAATTCTTTTAATCGAGCAAGACCATCGTCGGCTACGCCTGCGGACTTACCATGACGTTCTTGCCATTCGTTGGTTAATTTTTCCATAAATGCCTCTGCCATTTGAGCCGCTTGCTCCCCGGCTTGTTCACCAAATTTTTCACTGATTTGTTTTTTTACATCAATAGCAATGCCTTCATTGCCGCGGAATGGTCCAACTTCTGGATTGTCTCTGTTATAAAAACTTTTAACAATTTTTGCTACTTCACGAATCATCTCTTTTGGATCATTTGATTCCATTGCTGTATTTGGAGGAACCATATCTGTATTTTCGTCTGCTGGTGCCTGTTCAGGTTCCTGTGTTTGTGGTTCTTGTTTGGGCTTTTCTGCGGCACCTGTTAGTCCAAGTGCTACTGCTAGTTCTGGATAGTCTTCATTGGCCCATGCTTTGAATACTTCCATGGCATCTGTTGAATCGTCGATATCGGCCATGTCAGCAAGTTTCTTGTGTAGTTCATCGCTGTCTAGACCAAATTCGTTAAAAAATTGCCATGCTGTTTCACCACCGTCGCCTAATTGTAATTTACCTTCTGGTAGTTCGCCAATTGCTTGTTTTAATGATTCAATCTGATCGTTGGTTAATTTGCCTTGTTCTGTGGCATCGGCCCACTCTTCAAATTCTGCTTCGGGACCTGATTTGCCGTGACTTGCCTGTCCCATGCCTATGTCGAATGCTTCGTCTGTTTCTTCTGATTCGCCTACATATTCTTCTAAATCTACAGCATTTGTTTCACTCATAATTTTGTGGATTAATGGAAAGAATTTTGCTATTTCTTCTTTGAAGTTAGTTTGAGTAAATGTTTGCTTATATGTTTCCATAGTAACATCATCTAACTCGTCAATCATATCATCTGAGTTTCCTTGGAATGATTCTAACCATGACTCATAGTGATGTCTTTTGCCTAATGCGTCAATTTGTCTTTTTAATTCATTCAATCTCTCGTGTGCTCGCCCGGCAATACTCATAGCATCATCATGGAGTTGTGTGTGTTGTACATGACGACCAAACTCTTGTAGTTGAGCAATTTCTTCACTCATACGAACAATGGCTTTACCTGCTGGATCATGAGGAATACCGCCATGGTC